CGGCTGGGGTATGGGGGTGGGGGCGAAGGAACTGTTGGGGACCGAAGATGTGGCGACGTTGCCGCCGTCTGCATATCTCTTTTTCATTCTGCTGCCTCTAACTTAGGTTCTTTGGACTTCTGGATAGCCGGGTAAAGTACGTCGTTTCCAAAGTCTCCAAGGTATTCTTGAATACCCATATGGCCGAGTTTTATTGTGGGGTCGATCCAGACCTCAAAACCCGCCTTGCGCGCGCGATCACAGAAGAGGAAATCCTCTCCAATGTAGCCTTCCTCGGTGAGTTCAAAGTCAAACACGCATGGGATTTCGCGCTTTGTGCGTTCGTCGTAGTACTTCCAGCTTGGGTTCTGTTCAATAAGGGTCGTGAACACATCCCGGCGAACCAACATGAACGCAGTAGCCACGCGCTTTGCACGGACTAAACCCATGGGGTCCATGCAGATTTGGTCGTTTTCCGTCGTATCCAACGTGGAGATGTAGGTGAGTTTAGTATCCCGAGTACGCGGAACGCCAGCCACAATGCCCTTTTTAGGGTCTGAACCCCAAGCCATAAGGCGAAGAACATCGTTTGTTTCGAAGTTAATGTCGGAGTCGATGAACAGGAGGTCAGTACACCCCGACTCCAAGAAGTCAGCAGTGAGTAAGTTACGGGCCCGGGAAACTACTGAGCAGCCGCAGATGCTACCAATTTGGATATTAATCCCATGCTGCGGTGCAACCTGAGCAAACTTAGCTAGAGAGATAGCCATTTTAATAGAGATTTTGTGGTCGTAAGCCGGTAGCGCGACGAATAGGCTTCGACCCGCTAGGTTAAAACCCTTCTCATTTTGCATTTTCTTACCCGAAAAAGAGGACTATGGACGACGTGTTAGTCACCGTTCCATAGAGACTTGCTTCGACGAGAATACCCTCTCCCGGAAGAGTCATGCCAAAGGAGCCATTAGCGGCGGAAGCAGGGGTGGCAATATTAAGTAGTGTCGTCCCCCCGTTGCCGTTCGTAATGACCACAGTACCAGCGGTAGCACCGCTTACAGCATAGAACCCCTTAAGACGGCAGCGGGCAACCGCTACAGCCGCAGCATCAGTAAATGCCCCAGTAGAAGTAAGAGGCGCAGTTGCCTTTACGTCTGTTTGAAAAGCCATTTAAGGACCTCAGGAGAACGGGGTGGCGAGGGTGCCGGTACCGTTCAGGATACCGTTCACAATGTACTTGTTCGGGCCACCAGTCTGAATCTGGAGGTACGAGCCAGCCACACCACCGGTAGTGGAGCCATTCATTTTGATGTTGATATTGGTGGTGGAGAAAGCGCCAAAGGACGCCGTGGCATTGACCACAGTGACGCCGCCAAAGAACTTGTCCGTGCCATCCGTTTTGATGTTGGAGTTGGCGTTAGTCGCGGTTTCCACGCAGAACGTGTAGACAACACCTTGATTATTCAGGGTATTCGGGTCCGAACCCGGGCCGGTGCCGTTGGCATCAGCCGAAGAATTGATGGTCGGAAGCGTAATGACCACGCCCGCCGCATTAAGGCGAAGCAGACGGCCACCGTGGGTAGCTGGGTCAAGAGTCGTGTTCGCGGTGATATTGAGGGTCGTGCCGGGGCCGAAGGAATAGAAGCCGTTCAACGAGCGGACGGGACCCGTAAAGGTAGAATTAGCCATAAAAACTCCTGTGTAGTAGCACAAACCTACATCATCTCTACTAAGTCCGCTGGACCGGTTGATGTAGGTGTAGTTCCAGTGGGGCAGATACTAGCCTATTCGTAACTGAATATCTAGCCCGAAAGCAACAAAAAACCCCCAGATTTCTCCGGGGGTTTTAAGCTTAAGCGAGGGGCTTATTAAGCACCAGCGGTGCCGAAGATACCCAGCGGGTCGGACCAGCCGAACGAATAACGCTCGCGGCTCTTGTAGCGAACGTTGCCGGTGTCGAAATCTCCGTCCATGGAGTTCGCCAACGGAGCGCGGACAAACATCTTCAGGCCGTTCGGGACATCCGTGGTCAGGAACCAAGCGTCCGTGTCGGTCAGAAAGTGGTTGACGGTATAGCCATCCGGGATCGAACCATTGTTCTTAATGGCGTTGATATCATTGTCCGAAGTGCTGGTGCGGAGTTCCGTTTCCAGCAAGCGGGTGGCAATGAACATCGAGTTGACCGGGATAACCAGCTTCTTCGGCTTCGCCGCGATCAGCAGGCCGCGTTCATCCGTCCAACCGGCGATCTGAATGACGGCAGCTTCGAGGCTGGTTTCATTCAAGTCGGCAGCGGTGGTGAAAGCGTTGGCGTTGACGGAACCCGAAACAGTCGGATGGTCAGTAGCGCAAAGAACCTTACCGTCGCCGCCAGTATACCCGGTGGTGAAAGCGTTGTTCAGGATGTTCGCACCCTTGGTCTGCTTCGTATACGCCATGGCACGAGCCAGCGCCTTGGTGTAACGCGACGACAGCGAGTCGTAGAGGTTGTCCTCGACGGCTTCTTCTGTCAGCGAGAAACCCAGAGCAATCGTCTCGTGGTTGTAGCGGGCAGTCCAAGTTTCCTGTCCGTTGTCGTAGGCAATCGCGCTACCTTCGTTCTTCACCGGAGCGGCGGAGAAGCCAGACAGCTTGGTTTCCTCTTCGAACGAGCGTTCGGAAGTTTCGATATCAAAGATTTCCTTATGCTCTTCGCCGTAGCGAGCATATTCCAGACCGAACAAGGCGTTCAGACCGGGCAGAAGTTCTTTGAGTAGTTGTGCGCGTGAAATAGCCATTTACGTTAACTCCTTTGTTAATTACACGCCGGTAGCGCGATAGTACACATGACCGCCCGTAGCGCCATCGCTCGGCATGTTGAACTTAACGACAACTTCCGTGTAGCTACCAGCCGTGGCAGTCTGGGTTTCCGGGATCACATCGACGATGCGAAGCGGCCAAGTGCTGGTGGTAGCAGTCGTGGAAGACACGCCGTTCTGCGAGTTACCGATAAGGGTCGAACCAGCGGTCTGAACCAGAACAGCGTTTTCGCCAACCGCAGTGCGGTTCACGTAGCTGATGGTCGTACCGGTGGAAACCACGGCGACCTTGAACAGGGTATCCGGATCATCGACCACATAGGCCACGATATCCGAAGCCACTGTGGTAGCCGGGTAGTACTGGCGGAACACCTTACCGAAAGTAGCGTCCGTATAGGTGCAACCCATAAAGACGCCAATAGGGGCGGTGAACGAGTCAGTGCCCGCTTCCTTTGTCAGGAGACCGGTGTTCAGCATCTTGACTACGTCGCCGGTATAAATGGCAGTAGCGGAGCTGGTACCGATGGGGATTTGACGGGTAGCGCCTGCAAAAACCTGACCACCAATAAGGTTGATCGGGATCATGCCTGCAGCGTTAGCAGTGGGATAAGCCATAATTAACTCCTTTTACTTGCCTTTGCCAAACGAAGAAGACGATTTTCTCTCAGAGAAGAGCGGCATCTTCGGATTATTTTCCCGCATGAAGTTGTTATTAACAGACTCCATCTGGTCTTGATTTCTCTTGTCGAAGTGGGACTTGCGCTGTTCCACAAACTCCGTGGGGGTCTTGCACAAAAGAAGGCCACCGACTTCAACATTGTCCTTAAACTTGCTGCTCTGGTCCACGAACATGGCGAACTTGGGCTGTTCCTCAATCCGAACTGGCTCCCAACCTTCACGCAATTTGGCCGACATATTACGGGGGTCAGCCTGCGAAAGAGTGGATGCACGAATCCACCGATAGGCGTAACCGGGCTGCTTGTCAGGGTCGGGCAGGGTGGAGGCCGGTTGCCACGACTTGGGGCGTTCGGTCTTCGCACGGCTGTCCATCTCACGAGGGGCACGGGCGTCAAGTTCGTCAATCAGTTTGCTTGTGGTTACCATTTTAGTTCTCCAACTTGCGCTGCTCACGAGCGTACTGCTCAGGAGTCAAACCAAGTCTTTTTGCGATGTTGAGTTGCGACTGCTTCAGCACAATCTTTTTGGAAGGTGTACTGCGCGATACCGGTGCAACCACCGTGGCAGGCTTTGTACCGGTGCGGGTGGTTGTGCCTTCCCCGTCTTCCGATCTTTCAGTTTCTCCGAATCTATCCGGGAAGCTGCGGCGCATGGCGTTATCCACCTTGCCCCAGTACTCGTCGGTGGTGGGATAACCCTCCCCGTGCGTTTCAACCAGCTCTTGATGTAGGCCGAGAGCTGCCGCAGTCATCATCCTGTCCTTACCAAACCACCTATTGCGCTCTTGCCACGCAGTAGTTTTGTTGTCCAAGGAGCGTGGACGAGTGACTACAGGTTCCTGTTCTACCGCATTCTCTCTGGATTGTAAAGCAGGCTTATACCGCTTTAGTTCTTCGGCCCGGTAAGTTGCCGCGTTTAGGCGTTCTTGAGCTTCCACAACCCGGTCAGAATCACCGGCTTCATAGGCTTCCTTGTATGCCCGTTTGGCGGCAGCAAGTTCCAAATCAGTGGTATTTTTGAAGGAGTTAACAAGAGTTTCCTCCCCCTTGGATAGCGAGAACCGCAGCTTGCGGTTCTCTTCCATTGCGCGCTGGGCAAAGCTAATGGCCTCTTCCCGCTCACGTACCGCCTGTTCCTTTTCCCTGCGCTCGTCGTGGTAGACCTTTTTGGCGAGTTTGATCTTGCGCTTCACGCCCTCTTCGTAGGCCGAAAGATCATCCTTTTCGAAGTCGTCTACAATTTCCTTAGGGATTGGAGCCCGGTTGCGATCCTCCTCAGGAGTATCGTCTTCTACGGCAATTACCGGCTTTTCTTCGCCTTCGATCTCGTATTCCAGCTTCTCTTCTTCGTCTTTTTTCTTAGTATTATCAACCACTTAGTGTGCCCTCCTCAGGCTCTTTTGATCCCTACGGGATTCTCGACAACCGCTTCGACGGCGTCGTCATTTACGATGCGGAATTCCTGACCGTGGATTTTCACCCGGGTGCCCGCGTGAGGGCGAACCAAGATAAAGTCACCAGCCTTACACCACGGCCCAGATGGGAACCGCTTCTCATCTTTGTAGCAGTCGGGTCCGAGGGACACGACGAACAGGACTGTGGTTAGGAGTTCTTCATTTTGGGTGGTGATGTCAGCTTTAATGATGCCGCCACCAGTAACCCGCTCGACCTCAGGGATCGCACACAGCAGACGATAGCCGGATGGTTCCGGAATCTGCTTTGCTTTTTCTACTGCGGTGTCGAGAATTGGTACGTTAGTCGGGATGATGGGAATGCCACCGTCCATTTTCCAACTCTTACTCATCTTCGCTGGCCTGCATATTCTGGGCAGTCTCAGCAACAATGTTGTTAGCAATCAGGAGTCCCCGGTAGATACCACAAGCATATTTGTATGCCCCGTGGTCTTCAGCTTTGCCCATCGCCATGTCGTCTGAAATATTCTTAAGCTCTTCCTGATACCTATTTGAGAGGTGTTTCAGTAGATCAATACTCACTTGTCAGTCTCCTTTGTGGGGGGTTTTGTAGTCTCGTCTACTTTCTCGGACTGCCGTGTTTGATGCAGCCGATCAAGTTCCTTTTGCGCCTGTTCGTGGGCGTGTTGCGTTGCCTGCTTGTGGTGGTCCGCAGCAGTCTGGAAGCCGGTCTTCTCGTGATCCGCCTTGACCTGCCCGCCATGTTTGAAGTGGTCCGCCGCCGTTTGGAAGCCCGTCCGCTCATGGTCAGCCGCGATCTGCCTCTGGTGCTTCTGGTGGTCACTCTCCTTAGAGAACTTATCCCCACCGACTTTCGCGCCAATCTTAAGACCTTCGACCTTCTCTTTCGAAGCAAGCTTTTCGCGTTCCAACCGAAGTTTGTCAGCGTCCGTTGCCGCAGCAACCTGAAGCTTCTTACCCTGCAGATCGGCAAGTTGTTTCTTAATCTGAATTTCCTGTTGCTGTAGTTGTACCAGCGGGTCCTGCTGCGCCTGTTGCGCCGCCGCTTGAGCCTTAGCCGACTGGTTCTTCTGGAGTACTTGCTGCGCTGCAGCAGCCGCGAGGCGACTAACCTGCACTTCCATCTGCGGATCAATCTCGTCATCAGGTGCCGGGTACGGAACACCCGCCTGATCTTCAATCTGCTTGCGGTAGGCGAAGGCAAAGTGTTCGACAATGTGGGCCTGAATAGCCGCCATGGTAGCCTGAGCCTGTGGCCCCTGACCGATATTCGCCGCCGTCTTAGGGTCCTGCATTAGGGATGAGTGGACAGCAATATGGGCGTCGTGGTCTTGGGACAGAAAGACCTTGGTAGGCTTATTCGTAAGTAGAGCGACGTTCTCAGACACGGGGTCTTTGGGTTTCATATCGTCCTCAAGGGGTACGAGCTTCGAGGCGTTATTGATACCGAGGACTTCCAGCATCTGACGGTGCATGAAAGGAAGATCGTAAATCTGCGGCGCGGTTTGCGCCAACTGGATGACTGCCTGATACTGCACAACCTTCTGCGCCATGGTGGCAGCGTTGGGGTCAGAGACAGGCACCACGCTAACCAGATCATAGTCAGACTTCTTCGCCTGCGGCTCACCGTCTTCCGGCTCGTAGGTATAGGAGTCGGGGGTATAATCGCGGATGATGTCGCGCAGAAGGTCAAACTCCTGCTTCATCGAATAGTGGATGCGGGCTTGGACAGCCGACATAACCTTCAGGGTCCGTTCAAGAATAGCGAGAGTAGTACCTACCGGCGCTTGCGCGCTCATGTCGCTTACCTGCAGGTCTCCCGCAGATGCGAAGCGACGGCCTTCTTCGACGATGGTACCCAACAGAGTGTACAAGACCTGTGACGGCTCCTTGTACGGGAGCGTCATGATGTTATCTTTGATTACGCCGCTAGCCACATCTACATCGCGGAACTCGCCGGGCGAGATGGGGGTATCGTCACCTTTCACCCTCAGGCCCTTGGTTTTAAAGCCACCGGGCAAGTTACTAAGGGTACCCGCGTCAACGAGCTGGCGAATAATAGAAGTGCCAGACTTGGCGAACGCACCAATTAAGTGGATCAAACCAAGGGCGTAGAAGCCGAAGCCGGGGATATAGTAGTAGTGGACGAAGTGCTGGCGCTTCTTTTTCTTCTTATCTGAGGGGTTCCAGTTGCGGCGTACGGCTAGTACCTCAGTGCTACCCTTTTCGATAGTTACGATGTAAGGGAGGGCCAGCCCGTCTTCGTCCTTAAATTTATCGTCTTCGATGACGAGATCAACGTGCATCTCAAGGGTCTTGTACCGATCATCGGTAGTAGCCCGCCAACCCATCTTCTCAGCGATCTTCTTCTCAACTTCGTCCAACTGGTTGGACGGCTCGCCCAAGTCTACATCACGATAGAAGCCCGCTGCTTGAAGTCTTTTTATCTCGTTTTCTGTCTTCCGCATGACATGCGTGAGGCGTTCCGTGGTCTGAATGTTGCTAGCGCCGTAGGGCACCACTACATCTTCGGCAGGGACATAAAGAGAGGTTTGGCGACTGAGCGCAGGGTCGTAGTAGACCTTCTTGAAGGCGTTACCAGAAAGGCCGAGGCCCCAGAGCATACGCTCATGCTCGGAGCGGTATTCCTGCATTACGTTCGTCAACTGGTTGTTCATATCCGCTTCGACGCGGAACGCAGCCTTCTTCTTGGCCGGGGTCTCTTCGCCTACAATCTTCGTCCGGACAGGCCCCGCTGCGGGGAACGTCTCCATCATGGTGTCGGCTTGGAATTTGACGAGAGCTTCGGAAAGAAGCGGGTGGTACACACCGCACGCCCCCGGCCATGGCTCAGTCCGGTCTTCGACTTTCAAACCCAGTAGCTCTAGGCCGTCTACGTAAGTTTGTAACCAATCCTTCCTTGAGTTCAGGTCGTCCTCGAAGTCCTCAAGGAGGTCACTGCTCATATCCTGCAGGGTGTCTTCTTCGAGGGTTTCCGCCAAGTTCTCATTGAACTCGTCGTCTTCCGTGTCCTCGTGGGTAGCCTTTTCCTCGTCGTCATCCTCCCCCTCCAGTTCAATCTCGAACTCGGGGTTTTCTTCTTCGGAAAGCTGGCCTAGACCCTGCGGGGCCTGACTAAGGGATTTCTCGACAGCCATCAGTAATAACCCTTTTTCTTTTGACTACGGAACCTAGGCTCCTCGTCTTTTTCATCTAGCTCGGCTCGGATATACCCGCCCTTACGGAAGCGCATTAGCGCCATGCTTACACTGTCGACATAGTCGTCATGGTCGCCGCCGGGGAAGCTCGCAACTTCTTCGACAACTTCCTCCGCCCAGTGGGTATTGGGGCACCATACCCTACCACTAGCAAACAAGTCACTAACCGCGTTCAATCGGCTGATCTTATCATTACCCTTGCTTGGTGTGAACTCCTGTACTGGAATACCCATAGCCCGCATCTCGTAGATGAGGGGGGCACCGCTGGCCTTCTTCTCTATGATGATCCCGTCTGGCTTCCACTCCTTGTACTGCTCAAGGGCTAGCTGCTTGAGCCGTGGAAACTCCGCCCGTTCCCTCAAAGCGTTTAGAAGGATGATATTCGCCTGCTCCTTGCCCGTCTCGTCGGCTTGGTAGAACACCCCCCATGTGGTTAAGGCACTGTAGTCTGATCTTTGTGTTTTCTCGAAGGCCGTATCCCA